TCATATAGAATACGAACTTAGAGACCACTTTAAGTTTGAGGTTCCTAATGCAAAATTTATGCCACAGTACCGTGGTAGAAACTGGAACGGAGAGATTCATCTCTTTGATATGCGTTCCAAGCAAATTTATGTCGGTCTGTTAGACAAGATTGTATCTTTCTGTAAGAACTACGGATACACTTATAAGTTTGAAGATAATAAGTTTTTTGGACAACCATTTGAAGTCAACGAAATGATTTCAAAGGAGGGAGTCAAGGATTATATTCGCTCAATTTCGGTACATGAACCTAGAGAATACCAAATTGAGGGAGTATACGATGCTCTAAGGCATAATAGAAGGCTGTTGATATCGCCCACTGGGTCAGGTAAAAGTCTGATGATTTACGCCCTCTCGCGATATCATGTGGATACTGGGAAAAATATTCTATTAGTTGTTCCCACGACATCTCTTGTAGAGCAGATGTATAAGGACTTCCAGGATTATGGTTGGGATGCAGATTCATATTGTCACAAGATTTATTCTGGTAGAGAAAAGGACACTGGTAAAAGTGTAGTTATTACAACTTGGCAATCTATCTATAAGTTGGAACGTTCTTGGTTCGAAAGATTTGATGTTGTAATTGGAGATGAGGCTCATCTATTTAAGTCAAAATCTTTAATTCAGATTATGACCAAGTTACATACCGCAAAACATAGGATTGGGTTCACAGGAACTTTAGACGGCACACAGACGCATAAATGGGTCTTAGAAGGACTATTTGGTCCATCATATAAGATTGTTAGAACAAAAGAACTGCAAGAGAAAGGATTTTTATCTAAGTTGGATATTACCTGTCTGCTTCTTAAACATCCACCACAGAAATTTGAGGTGTTTGAAGATGAGATTCAGTATTTAATTGGTCATGATCAAAGAAATAATTTTATTTCTAAACTTGCTCTTGATTTAAAAGGTAACACTCTTGTACTTTTTAGTAGAGTGGAAGCTCATGGTGCGGTCCTTTATGAAAAGATAAATACTTCTAAGGAAGATGACCAAAAAGTATTTTTTGTCCACGGTGGAGTTGATACTGAAGAAAGAGAGTTGGTTAGAGAAATAACTGAAAGAGAAAACAACGCAATCATCGTTGCCTCATATGGAACTTTTTCTACAGGTATTAATATTAAAAATCTCCACAACGTTATCTTTGCCTCACCAAGCAAGTCCAGGGTTAGAAATCTCCAATCGATTGGAAGAGTACTTAGAAAAGGAAAGAATAAAAATAAAGCAATGCTCTATGACATCGCTGATGATTGTTCTACTAAATCAAGACGAAACTATACTTTAAATCATTTCATAGAGAGAATTAAAATCTACAATGAAGAAAATTTTAATTATGAAATAGTCACCATACAATTAAAGAAGAATGGGAATTGAAGAGGATTTTTACGCAACAATTAAACTCAAAAGCGGAGAAGAAATCTTCGCAAAAGTAGCTGCTTCAGAAGAAGAAGACAGAACATTATTAATAGTGTCCAATCCTATTAACATTATTGAAGTTAAAGGAAGGTCTGGTGATATTTTAGGATACAAGATGGAACCATGGTTAAAAACAACAACTGATGATATGTTTATCATTAATATTGATGATGTTTTAACTCTTTCAGAATCATTCGATATTGAAATGATTTTAATGTATCAGAACTACGTAAGACAGTCTGAGAACAGTAATGAATCAAATCAATATAAATTAAGTAATCGTAATATGGGATATATCTCCTCTGTTGCTGATGCTAAAGAAGTCTTAGAGAAGATATTCAATAAAGGCTAAAGCTTTTCTATCAACCTTGACAAGGCATAGTCTACAGGGATTTTGTAGTGTTGTCAAGTATTTGGAAAAATGATATAATGTCTACATAGTAGGACATATAAACTTATGATTACAAATACCATGACCAAAAGAAAAAGGTCAGAACATTATGTAAACAATAAAGAACTTCTTGAAGCACTAATTGTTTATAGAACAAAGGTTGAGAAATCTTATCTCGAAAAATTTGGAAAGGATCTGACTACTCAACCAAAGGAAGAGAGAGCTAAGCGTTGGGAAGGTAAACCAACCATCTCAAACTATCTTGGTGAGTGTTTCTTAAAAATTGCTACACACTTATCGTTCAAACCAAATTTTGTGAACTATATGTTTAAGGACGATATGATTTGTGATGGAATCGAAAATTGTGTTCAATATGTCCATAACTTTGATCCAGCAAAGTCTCAAAATCCTTTTGCTTACTTCACTCAGATTATTCACTATGCATTTCTGAGACGCATTCAGAAAGAAAAGAAGCAACTGGAAATCAAGAACAAAATCCTTGAGAGAACTGGATTCGATCAAGTGTTTGATGACAACAACACTATTGACGGCAACAACTATTCGGACTATAATAGCATCAAAGATGCTGTGCATTCTAAACTGCGTTACGGATGAAAGTTGCCATTATTACGGATCAACACTTTGGTGCCCGTAAAAACTCTAAACTATTTCATGATTATTTCTTGAAGTTCTATACCGATGTATTTTTTCCTACCTTGGAGAAGGAAGGAATTACCACGGTTATAGATATGGGAGATACATTTGATAGTCGCAAAGGTATTGATTTTTCTGCTTTGGCATGGGCTAAAGATTATTATTATGATCGCCTAAAGGAAATGGGAGTTAAAGTCCATACTATTGTTGGAAATCATACTGCATATTATAAAAATACAAACGAAGTTAATGCTGTAGATTTGCTACTTCGTGAGTATGATAATGTCACCGTATATTCAAAACCAACTGAAGTGTCCGTTGGTGGTTTAGATGTATTGTTCATTCCCTGGATTAATCAAGAAAATGAGAAAGAAACTTACCAACTTATTGAAAAGACAACTTGCAAGTGTGCGATGGGGCACCTTGAGCTCGCAGGATTTAGAGTTAATCGACAAATCGTCATGGACCATGGTCATGACAGCGAATTATATTCAAAGTTCGCCAAGGTCTACAGCGGTCACTATCACACTAGATCGGATAATGGACAAGTCTATTATCTGGGAAATCCATACGAAATCTACTGGACAGATGTTGGTGATCGGAGAGGATTCACCATCTTTGACACAGAAACTCTTGAACACGTTTCGGTAGATAATCCTTATAGAATGTTTTATAACATTTACTATGAAGATACAAACTACCAGACATTTGATACCAGAGAATATGAAGATAAAATTGTTAAGGTAGTTGTTCGCAAAAAATCAGATACTAAAAAATTTGAAAAATTTGTAGATAAACTATACTCTTCTGGAATTGCCGATTTAAAAATAGTTGAAAATTATGATTTTGGTGGATACTATGAAGAATCTGATACAGAAGCTTTTGAGTCGGAAGACACCCTATCTATTTTGAATAGATATATTCAGGAGGCAGAAATAAGTCTTGATAAATCTACTATTAAAAAAATGGTAAATGAAATTTATCAAGAAGCATGTGAAATGGTCTAATGTACATACTTACAGTTCTTGGAAAAGAAACGGAAGGAGCTTATTCGGTAAAGAATGAACACGAAGAAGATATACTTTATATCTTTGAAGAAGAAGACGATGCGATAAGATATGCTATGATGTTGGAGGAGAATGATTCTCCAGAGATGCACGTCATAGAAATTGATGACGATTTGATGATTAAGACTTGCGAAATCCACGGATATCGTTATACTATCATCACCCCAAATGATATTGTGATTCCTCCCAGCACTAATGATTACGTTTCATAAAATTCGTTGGAAAAATTTCCTTTCAACCGGAAACCAATATACTGAGATTGATTTTGAAAAAAATTCAACTACTCTGATTATTGGATCGAATGGTGCTGGAAAAAGTACTGTCTTAGATGCTCTTACTTTTTCTTTGTATGGAAAACCATTCCGCAAGATTAATAAACCACAACTTCCAAACTCGGTAAATGAGAAGGATTGTAGAGTTGAAGTTGAATTTAGTGTTAATAATATAAATTGGAAAGTTATAAGGGGAATCAAACCAAATATTTTTGAAATTCATAGAAATGATACTTTATTAGATCAAGATGCTGCTGCTCTTGATCAACAAAAGTGGCTTGAGAAAAACGTTCTCAAGATGAACTATAAGTCATTCACTCAGATTGTGATTCTGGGTAGTAGCACTTTTGTTCCCTTTATGCAACTCTCTGCTCAAAATCGAAGAGAAGTGATTGAGGATCTTCTGGATATTAAGATCTTCTCATCTATGGGTATTGTAATCAAAGAGAAGATTCGTTCAATTAAAGATGAACTAAAAGTTTTAGAGTTAAAGAAAGAAACTCTAAAGGATAAACTCGATATGCAAAAAGAGTTTATTGAAGAACTTGAGAATCGTGGTAAGCAGAATATTAAAGAGAAAGAAGAATCTATTCAAGGACTCTTGACTGAAGAGAATGATCTTATGAATGCCTCTGAAGGTATTAATGAAGAACTTTCTTCTCTCCAACAACGACTTGAAAATTATACTGGAGCTACTGAAAAACTTCGCAAACTTGGTAATCTAAAAGGCAAGATTTCTAACAAAGTATCTACCATTACTAAAGAGCATAAGTTCTTTACTGAGAATACGGTCTGCCCTACCTGCACACAGTCAATTGAAGAGACCTTTAGAATAAATAAGATTAACGACGCTCAATCTAAAGCAAAAGAGTTGCAATCTGGTTACAAAGAACTGGAGGACGCAATTAAAGAGGAAGAAGAGCGAGAGCGTCAATTCCTTATCGTATCAAAGGAGATCTCGACCCTAACTAATGACATTTCTAAAAACAATACTAGAATTTCTGGATGTCAGAGACAAATCAGAAATTTGGAATCGGAAATTCAAAGAATTACCGAACAACTTGCAAACAGAAATACTGAGCATGACAAGTTAGAGACCTTCAAGGACAACTTAAAAACTACATACGAAGAACTAGCAACTAAAAAGGACGAAATCAGCTATTACGATTTTACGTATAGTTTACTAAAAGACGGTGGAGTTAAATCCAAAATCATAAAAAAATATCTTCCTCTTATAAATCAACAAGTCAATCGTTATCTTCAAATGATGGACTTCTATATTAATTTTACTCTTGATGAGGAATTTAACGAAACCGTCCAGTCCCCTATTCATGATAACTTTTCTTATTCTTCATTTAGTGAAGGTGAGAAGATGAGAATCGACTTAGCACTTCTTTTCACTTGGAGAGAAGTTGCAAGAACAAAAAACTCCGTCAACACTAATTTGTTGATTATGGATGAAGTGTTTGATAGTTCACTTGATGGATTCGGAACACAAGAATTTATTAAGATCATTCGTTATGTAATTCAAGATGCTAATGTCTTTGTCATTTCACACAAAACTGGACTGGAGGACAGATTTGAAAGTGTCCTGAAATTTGAAAAGATTAAAGGATTCTCTCGTATGGTGGCCTAACCTACCAAGAAAAATGACTACCCCAAATTGGCAACACCACTCTAAAAAAGAACAGAAGCGAAAACTCAAACCGCAAGCGATGAGAGCGCGGCGAGAAGCATTACGCCACTTTAAAAAGCGTCACATGACCTCCCAGAAACGGGAGGTTTCGTCGTATTATGGCCTCATACGAAAGGAACTCTGATGGGCGTCAATC